AAGCCGTACGAGGTCTTGCACGGGTGTGCAGGGGGTGTCCCCGGTGGGGGTTGGCGGGTTTGTTACCATGGAATCAATGTTTTTGTGGTTTGTTGTTGGAATTTGATGTTTGGTTGTGTTCTGTTGCCTTTGCTTCTGTTGCATGTTCTGCAGATGATTTGGCCGTTGTCGAGGGTGTTGAGTCCTCCCCTGCTGACGGGTGTGATGTGGTCGGCTTCGGGGCTGGTTGGTAGCTGGTGTGTGTCCCAGGTGATGGTGACTCCACACAAGGGGCATTCGGTTTGGCCTTGTTGTCGGGCTTGGGTGATGAGTCGTTGCCGCCAGCGCCGGTGGGCTTGGCTGGCTGTGCGGTTGGTGTGTGCCATCGCGTCCCCCGATCTCCCGTGGCCCCTGTGAGCCTCTCATTGCCTCTCTAAGGGATTGGAATCGTCTGGGGGTATGAATACATTGCCCTTGCCCTGCTCATCGATTCTAGGGGCTGTTTTGTTCATGTGAGGGGGTGTTCTGTTTGTGCCGGGGTGTTTGTTTTCTCCACTACCCCCCATAGGTGTGAGAAAGATCACATCGCCCCCCAGCGGTGTCAAAAGAAGAAGGACACGAAAGAAGAATGGGGGTGGGTGTGTGTTCGCGTTTCACGGCTTAGCGCTAGGCGCCTAGCGGTGTAGGACACAGCCAAAAGGTGTACACCCTTAAAGTTTTTAAAGTCTTCTACATATAATGTACACTTTAAGTCTTACCTGATGTTAAGGGTGTTAGCGTGACACGCCGTACGCCTTAGGTGAAACACGCTAAGCTTAAAAGGACACGGGTGAAAGAGAGTGTGGGGAGTGTACAAACCGGGAGCGTGCGACCGGTGGTACACGAGTCACACGGTAAAAGCCCATCAGCGCTGATGGTAAAGGTTCCTCTTCTCCCCTGATGAAGAAAAGAAGAGAAGAGAGAAAGAACCAAAGAGAGTAGAGAAGTAAAGAAGTTAACCCCTTAGCTCTTCTAAAACTTTTATAACTTATAAGCTTTAATACTTATATAATTATATTATATTATTATACCTATAAGCTTTAAGACTTATAGGTTATAATATTAAAGTTTAAGACTGATGGTTAACTTTAAGTGTTTAAAGCTTTAAGGTTTTAAGTATTAATATTTACTTTAAGTTTTAAAATCTTAAACACTGATGTAAAGTTTATATCCTTAAGTGCTAAGCCTTTAAGGTTTTATACTTAACTTAGGTGTTAAGGTTTAAAGCTTTTAACGTTTAACTGTTAAGGTTATATATTTACTTTAAGTGTTTAAAGCTTTTATAGTAACTTAGATCCTTAAGGGCTAAGCCTTTAAGTCTTTAAAGTAACTTTAAGTACCTAAGACTGATGCCGAGCCCTTGAGGGGCTCGGTGCTAAGTACTAAGCTGCTTAGCGCTTAGCTGTTAAGCTTTTAAGTCTTTGGTAGACTGATGAATGTAAGGATGAAAGCCGCGTCAGCGGATTTCGGCCTTGCGTCCAGCTGGCTACCTGTCCAGCCTATCATACCCCACCTGGGATGAGTCAAACTGGTGGATTTGGCTCTATAGGCGGGTTTGAGGGGTGTAAACGGGTGTTTTTGGTAGTAAAGGTCCAAAAATTAAACCTAAAAGTTTCCTTAAATTTTCTTAGAGTCTTGTAACCTTTGAGGGCTGTTAAGGCTGAAACCCCTAGTCAGAACGGGTTTCACTCCCGGACAGCTGTCACACTTCACTCTTGTGTCCTTTCCGAACACGCTAGGCCCATCAGTGCTGAGGGTCTTCCCTCAGGCTTTCGAGTACTCGTCGCTGAGGCTCCTCGTACTCTCAAGCCTTCCCTGATGGCGTGTACTTGCTAAGGCTGTGCCGGATCGGCTGAGCCTGCTCGGGCTGATGCCGAGCCCTTGAAGGGCTCGGTGCTAGGTGCTAAGACCCTAAGGTGAACTTAAGTATCTCAGGCGTGAAGGCTGATGCTCCCCTTCTTTCTTTTACCGTGTCCTTCTTCCCCCTACAGTATCCAACACTGTCCACATAGTTGAGGCTTAGCTAACCAGGATAGAGGCTGATGGTCTATGTCGAGATGGTTGATCGCGTATCAGGCTCTGGGAGGCGTCTAGAATCGATCAGAATTGCTTGGGGGTATGAATACCTAGCCCCCACCCTGCAAGGCGCTCCTAGGCACCGTGTGGAGGCTTTAAACGGCATTTCTGGGCTACACTCTCCACGCCAGATCGGCAGAGTGACTTTGAGAGTGCACACCACGCTAGGAGAGTGTGGTCTATCTCACACAGCTAGATGATAGATCTTATGTCTCAGCTCGGCACCTCTACCCCGTCATGAAAGCCAAGGTAGATCTACCAGACCTGCTATCCCTCAGACATGCCCCTGAGACGCCCTAGAAGGGCCCTAGAATCGATCAGCAGGGCCAACCCTGCATAATCCTACCCCTAGAAGATTTGAGACGCTGAGAGAGGCCATCAAGGCTTCAGTGACATCTGTCACACCCGACACACCTTCCATGAAACGCTCACTGGGCTTGAGCGCCACCTTGACTCCCGGTCGCAACCTACACACTCTAGAAACCACAACAACCCCTACACCACCGAAAGGAGCACACCCTCATGGATGGCACACTCATCACATCATCATTCACATCCCTCTACAGGCAGACAGAAATCGACCCGCTCAGCCTCCACAGCCTCACCGGAAACCATTCAGACGACATCGATCTGGATATGGTGCGCCGCATGTACCACGCTCAAGTACAAGAAGCAGTACGCCTCATCCGGCCCGACTGGACTATCACTCTCGACGGCGCCATATACGGACCCCAGGATTGGCAGCCACTCACTGACACTGAGGCTGAGGAACTCCACGACATGATCGACACGATCGACCTCGACGCTATCATCGCGGCAGTCACACGATAAAACCATCCACACACCAGAAAAAGGACATAATCATGCAGAAGATCGCCGACCACTTCACCCAGCTCTACACCCCCGCCAACGACGACTGCCCCACACCCATCGACCTGACACGCTTCGAAAACCTCTCCTGCGACCACATGGACTTTGAGGGCCTCGCCGAAGCCTATCGGCAGAGTGTGGAAGCCGAACTCCACAAGCTACGTCCCGACACATTCATCGCCACAGACGGCACTGTGTACAGCCATGATGAGTGGAAGCCCCTCACTGGTGGTGAAGTCACGCAACTCTACTGGGATGTGACCCGAATCAACATCGGCCACCTACTCACTCGGTTCGCCCTATAAAACCCCTAACCACACAAGGATCGCTCACAATCGTTGAGCGCACACTTGACACAGGCTGCCGCCCACACCATGATTGATCATGTCAGCAACGAACAACACCCCGGAAAGGGGACAACAGTCATGAACAAGAAAAACGGCTACACCATCGCCGGAATCACAGCCGCCATTATTGCCGCAGCATCTTTCCTGCCAGCCCCCGACGATAATCCGCCACTCGCATCACAGCCAGCCCCACAGGCCACCACAGCCAACACTGAATGGACCCCCAAGACTGCCCAGCAGCGCAAAACCGAGAAAGCGGCACGGCAGGCCGCAGCCACCCGCTCCCTACAAGCCGAACAAAAGAAAACCCACAAGCAAGCCCAAGCAAGGGGTGAAGAAACCGCAACCGGACTCACCATGATCACCGCAGCTCACACCTGTGACCGTAAAGCCGAACAGAAAGCCGCCGCACACGATGTCAAATGGAACGGCAACCCCGACATCGACCTCCAAATCCACAAAACCATCGGTAAAGACACCTTCAGCATCGTCTACGGCGCAACCATGAAACAGCCCGGCGCATCCAAACTACCCGTCACCGTCCACTGCCTCGTCACCGGAACAGAAGACCACCCCAACGTCACCGACCTCAACATCAACCCGCAACAGTAACCCGCCAAGGACCGCTATGCCTCTCCTATCCCACTACACTGTCACCACCGGACTCGCCGACACCGCACACATCATTCACCACACCGGCGGCACACTACGCACAGCCACCGACATCGCATCCCGCATCAACACCCTCAACCCAGACATCAACCTCGACCACCAAATCAACCAACTGTTATCTATTGAAACCGATCTGTACAACATTTATAAAACCATCAACACCATCATCCAGGAGCAAGCATGAACACACCCAACAGTATCGAGTTGCACAGTTACGAAACGTTCTTCACTAGCCTCGCCTGGATACAAGGCGGCATCATCACATGGATGTACGCAACCGGCACCAGCCACAAAGCCGCCCTCGCCATCATTGCCGCATGCGCACTCGCATCACTGTTAGGCGCATCAACCCTCACCTACCATCCCCGTGATACTAAATGATCACAACACCCATCATCATCGCAGAAACCCTCGCCATCATCATCCTCGCCGCCGCACTCGCCCACGACAACAACCCCAAACAGTAAACCCCACAGAAAGAACACCATCATCATGGACAAGCCCACCCGCATATACACAGACCCCGACAGTGGTGCTAAAAAAGAACTCAAACTCTGCAGGCTCTCCCTCATCGACCCAGCCGCACTCCACACCCTCGGCGAGGTCGCAGGATACGGTGCCACCAAATACGGTGACAACAACTGGACCGGCGGCTACCCGTGGAGTTATTCACTTGACGCCCTCTACCGGCATCTGCTATCTTGGCAGCAAGGAAACAACCTCGACCACGAATCAGGGCTACCACACCTGGCACACGCAGCCTGGCACTGCCTCGCACTCCTCGCATACCAGCAACACAACGCCGGCCAAGACACCCGCAACCCATGGAACAAAAGCGATCAGTAATGCCTCTAGCACAATATCCGAAAACCATCAACCACCCAGGACACATCTCCTACAGTTCACTATCGCAGTGGGCCGAATGCGGAGAAAAATGGCGCCTCCAACACGGCTACCACGTCCAACACCACACATGGTACGCCACCATCGCCGGCGGCGCTATACACCACATCACCGAACAATATGACCTACACCTGTATAATCCCGCCGCATACCTTGCACTGCCAGACAAACTCTCATCCTTCAAAAACGTTTTCGACACCCAAGTCGCCCTCGTCGAAAACGAGGGCACCGAGATCAAACCCTCCGGCAGGGTGTGCAAAAACATGTGCGAGTCGGGCGGGCCACACAAGAAAGACTACGACTGGTGGATGGTTTACGGGCAAATCTTTGTTGACCGGTGGAAACACTGGCGAAACAGTCACCCCGAATATGCTATCACTGTTGTTGATGGCGAGCCGGGCATCGAATACCCCGTAGAAACAATCCTGGACGATGGCACAAGGATTGTCGGATATATCGACAGGGTATTCACAGATACGAATAAGGGCGAAACCTTTATTCTCGACCTCAAAACCGGCCGTCTACCCGCAGACAGTATGCAGCTGCACACATACCGGTACATGCTAGCCCAGCACGACATCCATGTCACGAAAGGAATGTTTTGGACACCAGCCACCACCAAGGGAGACGAGCAATCGGTCGAGCAGGGCACAGCAACCGAACTCATCGACCTTGACAACGACACCTACCGGCATGTATCATCCATGTACAGTCAAGCAATGAAAGGAATCAGCCAAGGAATCTTCGTCCCACACGTCACAGCCCTCTGCAAAGGATGCCCAGTACAAGACGCCTGCTGGGCCGTCAACGGCAAAAACTCGTACAGATACCCGATAGAAACCACCGTACAGCCACCAGAAACAGACAACAAAGAAAAGGAAAACAAGTGACCGACGAGCACACCCCAGACAGCGAGAGGCTGACTATCACACTCAAATACGGTGGAGACTATGCCGCACCCTGGACAGTCATCCGAGGCGACACGGCAGACCAAGTCAAACAATCCATCATCGACCTGCTAGGAGGACTCAAAGACGAAACCGTATCCAAAGACTGGGACCTCGCAACTCTGATTGCTAGCGCAGCCATCATACTCCAAGACCGATACGATAAAGCAGCCAAAGACTACGTAAACAACATCGCATCACAAGAAAACGACATCATCATCGACCGGATCAACAAAGCAACAAGCAAAGCACAGCTAGCAGACCTCCTCAAACAGTACAAGAAGATCATCACCAGTAACAGTGACGTGTCAGAGGCTTTCCGCACGAAACGAAACAGTCTCACACGGTAAACCCATATAAGCCAACAACAACAGACACAACAGTAAAGGATCACACAGTTATGGGACTCGCCAACTACCGCAACAGCAACAACAGCACCTTCTTCAACCCGTCTAAAAACCAGGACGCCACCGCCATCGCATTCAAAGTTCACGACGTCGAACACAACACCGAAGGCTACGGTGGACAAACCGCAGACCGCATCTACGCCGACATCACCATCTTCCACACCCTCGACGATCTCAACAACGGCACCCCAGAAACCATCCCCAACGCCATTATCGAAAAAGCGCGAGGCAACAACGACCGCCCACACTCCATGATCCGCGAACTCGAAACCTACCTTGGCGAGGAGCAGGCCTTCAAACTAGCCACCGTGCGCACCAAAAACGGGTTCAACGCTGTCATCCTCAAACCCCTCGACGACGCCATCTACGACCTCGTAGCAGCCTATGTCGACCAGCGAGACAGCCACACCACACCCAACACAGACACCGGCGAAGACGTGGACATCGACTCCATCTGACCACCCACAACCAACCGATAGATAGATTAAGGTCCCGATGCTCTCTCTCCAACGATCCTTCGAGAGAGCCTCCCAAACCGCAGCCGAGCTGCCCCGCATACCACAACTAGAACCCCTCTACCACAACCAGGACATGCACATCCACAAAGGGGATCTCGTCATGATTGCGGGGCGCTCAGGCAGCCAAAAATCCGGGCTAGCCATGTTCATCACCGCAATGCTCAACCAGCCCACCCTATATATTTCAGGGGACATGACACCCTGGGAGGCCTCAACACGAATCATCTCACTCAACACCATCCACACCACCGCCGAAATACAACACAACATAGACACCTACGGGCCAGAATACTATCGAGACAGCATCCACCACGGCCAACACATCACATTCTCATTCCAGTCACCCATCACATGGACAGACATCACCATGGAATTACAAGCCTACATGGAAATGTGGAACCACTTCCCCCCCATCATTGTTATCGACAACCTGATGGACATCCAAGACTGCGAGAGTGACTACCAAGCCCAACAAGAAGCCATGCAATGGATCACAGCATTAGGTAGGGATACCGGCTCCACCATCATTGTCACCCACCACGCAACCGACAAAACCGGAACCGACATCGAACACCCGCCAGCCAGACGCGAAATCAAAAACGGGCTATCCGAAAAACCACAACTCATCCTCGGAGTCTCATTGTATGGTGGCGAAGACAACGGCAACGGGCTCACCATCCCGGCAGAGGCGCGCATCGCAGTCCTCAAACAGAGAACCGGGCGATCCAACCCCGACGGCACCAAATATGAGCGGCTCAGGGCATACCCGGAATACACGTTCTTCGGGCCACTCGTCGAAAAACATCCATGGAAAATGACCACAACACACAAAGGACTATGATGGCTACACAACAGTCACGCAACCGGCGAGCAGGAGCCGAATGGGAAACACGACTCCTACACCAGCTACGCGACACCGGCTATGATATAGAGCGCCTCCACCTCAACGGCCGCGAAGACGAAGGCGACCTCATCCTCAAAACCGGCAACAAAACCTATGTGATCGAAGCCAAGGCTGGCCAACAGCATTTGACCCAATTCGTGAAACAAGCCAGCCGAGAGGCACGCAACTACGAAACCCACCGAAACCGAGAAAGCCAGTCCACTATCGGACTCGTCGTCATGAAACAGCGCAACAAGCCATGGAGCGAAGCCTATGTGGTATCAACCCTCAACGAGCTCCTCCCACACCTCTGACACCTGCCGCCTCCTCGACCAGTATCGCATCCGCTATAACCCGTCCAGGAACGAGCAGCACATACTCTGCCCGTTTCACGACGACCATCAGCCCTCCATGAGCATCAACCTTGACAAGGGCGTCTGGTACTGTCACACATGCGGTGTCGGGGGCGGACTCGCCAAGCTACAACAACGATTAGAAGAAAGAAACTCGAATGTACGACAGCATACGCCCATACAACATTGCGGAACGCCGCCGAATCCAGAAAGCCTCGGCCCTCTACGAAACCCACCTCGAAAACATTCTCGACCTTCTCGCGGCAAGAGGCATCAGCGAAGAAACAGCCCGCCACCACCACCTTGGATACATCGACAATGACCCCATCCCAGGCCACGAAGACTACAACCAGTGCATCACCATCCCCTACATGTACCCCGTTTGGGGGCGGCCAGCCGAAATAAGAAAAATGCGTTTCCGCTGCTCACTACAACACGACTGCAAAACCCACAACCACCCCAAATACTTAACCCCAGCCGGGGACACAGGCTCCATCTACAACATGGCCGCCATGGCCAACCCGGCAGCCGAAATGCACATTTGCGAAGGCGAATTCGACTCCATGATCCTCGAACAATGCGGATGGCCCGCCGTCGCCCTACCCGGCGCAACCTCGTGGCAAAACTTTTGGACCAAATTCTTCGAAGGCTACGACCACATCTACATCTGGTCCGACCCAGACAAAGCGGGAGACCAGATGGCCCAAACCCTCCAAACCGCACTCCCCCAAGCCACCCATGTGCCCCTCACCCTGGGGGATGTCACAGACACCTACCTTCAGGAAGGCAAAACAGGGTTGACACAAGCCCTCAACACAGTGCTACAATAAAACCACACAAGCAACCCAAACCAAGAAAGGTACACTAAAACATCATGGATCCCCTCGACACGTGCCCCATCCCCAACCGGCGCAACACCAGCCAAGCAGCCAGGAGGCGTATCCGCCTCGCCATCTGTGCAGAAAAATGGGCCGACGGAGAAGACCCCACCTACATCATGCACACCTGGGGCACCACCTACGACGGGATGCGATCCATGATCCGCGCCAACCCCGACATTAAACTACCCGACGACATGGCCAAACGGTTACACCAAATCTGCCGGGAAGCCTACCCCAAAAACCAGCCCAACAGACACCGAAGCGGATGGGACCAATACGAGAAGGAATACTACACCCACGAAATCCTGTTCCTCAACTCCTTCAACGTGCCAGCCATCGACATGCTCAAACGGCTCAACGTGTCATGGACAATGTGGAAACAAATCATCACCGAAAACCATCTCACACGGCTACAAGACGAAACCTACAATGCGTGCCACTGGTACTATCTGAAACAGCAACACCCCGACTGGACCGACCAGGACATCACACAAGCCCAACACGCCGGGAACAACACCTTCAACCAGTTCATGCAAGACGACCAGCCGGTATTATCGTGAGTATCGCATTCAAACCCACCACCAAAGACAAACGCGCCATACACAACATCATTGTTGAAGCATGTCTTACCGAAAACCAAGTACAAGACATTCCCGATAGTGTACTACAACACATTATCGAATACTGCTGGCAAACCTTCACCGCCAGCAACCGGTACGCCGTCGTGGCACAATACTGGCGAGGCCAAAACCCACCCGACAGTGAACACCAGCGCATACTAGTCGGCTACTACAAAACCTTAAAACAGGCAGAAAACGCCGCCAAACAATTCCACTGGAACACCCGGCTACAACAACAATGGAAAACATGGATACTACCCGTACACAACGGCACCGTATCCGAGCATTTCACCAACCAGAAAACACTCTTCGACACACAAACCAGCAACCAGGGTGACGGCGCACTGCCAGAGCATTTACAAAACGTCATGTGCGGCAAAACACTCCACCACACAGACGGAACCATCACATGGTGCACACGCAAACCAGGACACGACGGCGACTGCCGCACAGGATGGCAACCCACCACACAACCCCTAGGATATCATGGCAACCAAAACTGAAACCCTTATTCAACGCTACGGGGCTAAAGCCGCAGACGTCCTCGCCGACAGGTCTATCCCCGCCACACAGCTAGCCCGAATGCTCACCCAAGCCGGATACCCCATCTCCGCCACCGTCATCAAAGACTATCGCCACAAACAAGCCAACACCACCAAGCAAGAGGAGGATACCCGATGATAGACAACATTGACCGGCTCCTCACACAGCTAGCCAACCACGACAACGAAGCAGACACCATTAATGACGATCTAGCCAACGGCACCGTACGCCGCACACGCATCTCCGAATGGACACTCCCCAACGGAGAAACAGGCCGATCCATACAAAAAATCATCGACCACCAACCCGCAACAAACCCGTATCCCGTGGACGAACTCGTCAACAAACTAGCCGACTGGCAGCCACCCAAACCATCCACCCATACCCGCAGCAGTGACGAGACAGCCCTCATCATCGGGGCGGGAGACTTCCAAATCGGCAAAGGCATACCCGGAGGAGAAACCAGCCGATTCGCCGACGACTATTTGCACTCCCTCACATCCGCCAAACACTACTGGCAGCAGGCCGGCAAACCCGAACGAGTCCACATCGCCTTCCTCGGCGACATGATCGAAGGATACGTGTCACAAGGAGGCTCTAACGCGTGGCGAACACAAACACCCTTGACGGAACAAATCAGGCTCACCCGCATGGCCATGATGCAACTCGTCCACATGTTCGACCACTGCGCCAACGTCACCATCACATCCATCCCCGGCAACCACGGAGAAGCCGTGCGCTTCGGCAAAGGCGTCACCACCTACGACGACTCCTTCGATGTGGACTGCTGCCGGGCCATCGCAGAAGCCTACCAGTTCAACAACCAATATCCCAACCTTCACTTCCACTTCCCCAGCCGGGACGAAATGACCACCACCGTCGATGTGGCCGGCACACAAATCCTGCACGCCCACGGACACCAATGGAAAACCGGCAAACAGTACGAATGGTGGCGCGGCCAAGAATTCCACAACGGCACCACATCCCACATCCTCATGGCAGGGCACCGGCACCACCTAGAAATCTCCGAGCAAGGACAACGCACCTTTATCCAATGCCCATCCATGGAAGGAGAATCCACATGGTTCCGGCACCGCACAGGCACCACCGGCCACCCCGGACTCGTGTGCTACACTATCAACAACAAAACACCAAACAACTACCAGATAGCGAGATGAAATAGTGCCATGAGCAGACGACCAACAAAAGCAGACCTGGCCACCACCGCATCGTGGGGATGGGCCACAGACAATCATCTTCGCACACTCAACCGGGCATGCACCACAATAGCCGCACACTACCCCGCAATCAGTGCAGACGACCTCTACCAAGACTCCCTACTATATATTGCGGTGCGGGAACAATACCACAATCTCGACAATAAACACTATACTAAAATGTGTTACAGGGTAGCCAAACGTTTAGCCAACAAGGCGATACAGCACCTAGACCAGCCGAAACCTTTATCCGATATTATTCATCTAGCGGACAACCAAACCAGCAACTAACACAAAGGGAGAACACACCATGGTCACAACCATCCTCGACGACGGAACCCAAACCACCAGGCTACAAACCGTAGGCGCCACCACCACCGCCATCATCACCAACACAGAAACACCCGAAACCATCACCGCCAAATACACCATCAGTAAAGACGGCACAGCCACCTACAGCATCAGCGGCAACACCTACCTCGGCGACCACCAACACATCATCAAACTCATGTACGACTACTGCCACTGCGTAGGACGATTCGACACCAACAACCCAGACAACCTCGACAACCTGTTCAGGGGATGACCAGTGAACCAAACATACACCACAGCCGACATCATCCAAGCAGCCCAATGGATCTGGAACGGCGGACCATGGAAACCCGCCGTCGAACCAGGCATGCCACCCCCACCAACCGCCCCCCAGCATCACGGCAACAACATCGTCTCCATGATCGACCTGCAGCTAGCCATCGACGACTACACCCTCACCTGCCAGCCATCCAAACAGCGAAAACACCTAGCACGACTGGCAGCGTTCAGGGAAGTATACGGGTATGATCAAACCTACGCCACAGCCGCCCAGCGACTGGGTGTGACAAGGCAGACAGTGAAACAGTGGGCCGATCAAACACTCATCACACTCACCAAGTATGCGAACACCACATACTACATGCCAGACGATAACGACGACAGCACTGGGATGGGATAAAACCATGAACAACACAACCAATATCCTCTACACCGCCCTCAAAACAGCGGTACACCGTATCATCCAACAACAGCCCACCAACATGAACCAGCTAGAAAACATTGTTGGCAGTGTCGAAAACAAGTACCATGTACCCATATCCCTCGACAATGTGAACCTCACCATCAAAGAAGTCAGCCTCGACAACCTTGCTATCGATCAGGACACGCGAGACGAGTGTGGCGAAATCCTGTGGGACTGCGACAGTGCAGGATACCCACCCACCAACAGCAAGAATAGTGGCATGCCAGACGACACGCAGACAAGCCAAGAAGCACTAGACTGGCTCGCCGGAATCGCATACCAAACCAAACTACTACAATCGGCGGCCGACGATATCATGTGGTCTGTCACCTGTCACCGCGACAACCACAAAAATGTTATCGGCCAGAACGTTTTAGACCAGGCCAACAATACTATCTCCGCCTGCCTCCACTTGTATCAGATGCTCGAGGAAACCATCAACAACAACGAATCATAGAATACTATAGACACAAAAATAGTGCCCCAGCAGCAACCACCACACGATCGTGGCAGCACCGCTGGGGCACACACATATATTCACTTATGCAACAGTAGACTCTACCGTGCCAACCTCCGACTCGGCGGCACGTCTCGGCACATAGTCCACATTCTCATCATCAATCGGCTCGATCATGCCAGGATCCGACACATCAACCATATGCGGCTCAACCATGCCCCCATCATCCGGCGGAACAAGCCCAGCATCCACAGGCGTCTTTTTCGGCTTGCCGGCCACAAACGACGGGTTACCAAACGAGGTAGCAACCGACAGCACCGCGGCCACCCCGGCCGTAATCAGGGCAGACTCCCACGGCAAACCGCGAAACGACTCCGCAGTATACGTGACACCCGCCGTCACCCCAAGCACAGCAACAAACGTTTGAACAAAAGTCTTAGCCGCCCGCTCCAGTAAACCTAACCAAAACTGTTTACCCACAACAAACCACCATCACTTATTCAAACCGTTAACAGCAGACTCAAGCCTATCGATACGGCTACGACACTCCAGCACGTAATACCAGACACTCCACAAAGCATCCTTCGTGCGCCACAACTTACCCGTCACCGGATTCTTCACCCACGACAGGGCATCAACACGTTTACCCAAATCACCATTCTGCACCTGTACCACACCAACATCGTGATGCAGCTTATTCACCGAACCAGTAAGCTGAGCAGACAATTGTTTAATCTGATCATGCAAGGCTTTCACATCAGCCACAGTTAACTCCTCACTACCACTACCGCCGCAGACTACGGCCATAAACCTGTCCCACGGAAACCAGGGCCCCGGATCGTCATGATCCGACTGATGCCACGCATCCGTAACATCCACATGCCCGCAAACACCCCGCCTACCAGCCTTCAAATCGGCCACAGACAGTTTCCTCTTCGGAACACCATGCTTGTCACACAAACGTCTACACAGCACGGCAGCCTTCTCCACCGCAGGCCACACCTGAGGCGACAGCCACTGCTCCCGAGTGTAAGCATGCCCCGGCACACGGAACGAGGCGTGCGAACCCCCATCCGCGCAAATCTCTATACCCAAACTATGCGGATTCGGCGGGGCATGCCAACCAATCGTAGACTCAGACAGGCACTGCACCGTCTCCCCAACATCACACACATAATGCGCCGAACCACCCGACGATGGGGACGCGAAATAGTTCGCCGTGGACACCGCCCGCCCTTTACGCGAAGCAGACGGAAACCCCACATCCGGGCATGTCGCATGAATCACAACCCTATTCACCGGACTATTAGAGCCGGCCGAATGATGCGCCGCAGGAATGTATCTCACCACACACCACCCCCAAAAAACATCATCAACACTAGTAACACCCTTCCTCTTCTACTTGTGGGATGATATGGTCACGATAGGCGACGGTTTCACACCCTGGCAGGCCACCGAACCCGATATTGTAGAAGCCACACCGTCACTATATTTCACAAACAGGCGCCCCTCGGAACAGTACACAGACACCACAGAACGGCCATCCTTACCATCTTTACCATCGGATCCGTTCGCACCGGCGGGGCCGCGCCCGCCCTGTTCACCCTGTGCACCTTGGGGGCCGGCAGGGCCTGAAGGACCCACATCACCGCGCTCACCATCGGCGCCATTCGCGCCATCTTTACCATCAGCGCCGTTCACACCGTCAGCACCTGCACGGCCCGGAACACCATCATGGCCATCCGGGCCGTTAGCGCCAGGCAACCCGTCAGGACCGTTCACACCATTCAAACCCGGGGAACCCTGCGGACCAACAGGGCCAACCAGCCCAGCCGAACCATTAACACCATCCCGGCCATCAGCACCTGCAGGGCCTTGCGGGCCCCGTACACCGGCAGGACCCGGCACACCCTGCACACTCCGCTCAATACGCACAGCATCCACACACAAACCAGACCGGTGAAGCCGCACCGACTCCTGGCCGCCCTGGGTACACACCCGCTTCACACGGCTGGCTAAACCCTTAGCAGCCGTACCATTAGACTCGGCCCTCGCCTGCTCCGAATCCCGCTCAGAGGATACAGTCCCGAAACGCAAAGCACCCGCAGCAACCACCATCAACAACACAAGCGACAGGAACAACAACAGCAGGGAAGCCTTCTCAAAATTGCGGCGCTGCCTTTTTTCTTCCTCCAACTCCCTCATCACTCACCCCCCAACGAATCCTTCAAAAAACCGGGCGGATCAGGCAAAACCAAAGGATCAACATCATCCGGAAGCCTCAAGTTAAACCGGCGAACCTCACGCCGCACACCCCACGTGTACTCTTCCAAAGCATCCACCTGAGCCGACAGCCGGCGTAAACGCCGCCTAGACCGGGATGTGACAGCCTGAACCGAACCCAAAACCGTGGCCAACGCGGTACAAATAGAGGCCACCAGTGCAGGAGTAAACCACGACACCACAGCCCCCCAACATCACACCAGCCACCACAACACCTGTACAGTCACACGCCCACAGCAATCCAATTCGCAACCGCAGGCACATCATTCGGCTTGCTACCGTCATTCGTAATAAACGCTAAACCAAAATCCTTGACAGTAATATTGTAGGCCTTCACATCAATCTGTGTCGTGCCACCAGCCGCAGTACCCATAGACGCCACCACAACAGGCGGGCTAGTAAACTGGCGGCCAAACGGGATCGTGTAAGCATACACATTCGATCCGCCAAACTGAATCTGCTTAGTGCCCGTCTCGATCCGGGGAGACAACTGCACCCACTCGCCGGCATGGTTAGCCCACACCGCCCCTGAAGGAACCATCACCCGGTCACCCTCCACAGGGGTAGGATCACACGCCGCAGACTCCCCAAACGCCACACGGGCCGCCACCGCGCGCCTATCCAACTGCTGCTGCAACCCGTTAGACGACACCACCAAAGTAGCCAGCAACTGCTGATGAAACACGCCAGGCTCGGCACGCAACACGTCACGGGCACGCTCCGCACGACCCCCAGGAACAATCTCCAACCTGGCCGTGTTTTGCTCCCAATCCCGAGACAGAACAACATAATCGTAGCGAGTCTCCCTAGGGCCCGGAAGCTGCCCCGTCACCGTCTCAACACTATTCGAAGTACACATCACCCCGTGAGCCCAAGCCTGCCCCGGCAGGACCTCACACAACACCGTATTACCCTGAATCGTCGTGCCGACACGAAAATCGTCAGGCCCCTTAACCGACGGCATATTACCCATCAGACCAGACATTTGAGCCCAATCATACTCGGTCAACACACCATCAAACCCTTTACACACAATACCCACAACAAACCCCCAAATTATTCTAGAATTTTTGTAAATCCCGCACACCAGCAGCCAAACCGGCAACACGCCGTGCTAGCAACGCCGACGGATTATCCTCATAATCACCCGCAACAGGAGTCACCCTAGTCCAACCATCCCCAGGCGAATCACACTCCACATCAATCTGCCGCACAATCTCCGCAATAGGACCAGAACCCACATCAACATAAATCAAATCCCCAGGCATCAGATTGCCGGGCCCAAACCGTAACACATCCGACTCAGCCAACTCGATCTTAAACCCCGACGTGGCCCCTAACTCGGACAGCACCTGCTCAGCCTCATCAATAAGATGCACATGTTCGGAATCCGTGTTACGGGCATCCTTAAACACCTCTACACGATCAAACCAGTCATCCTCGGCCATCGAATCAACATCCTCGCAAAACAGCCGATCTTTGCCCTCGCCACGGCCACCAACAACCACCGACGTCGCCTTAGGGGCGTCACGCACATACTCCCACGACACAATCGAACCCGACTCGGCAGTCAACACATGGCTACGCGTCACCGCGGGCACACAATCAAACACTAAACCACGCTGATCCTTCACCGTATTCTCAAACTGGTTCACCGAAACAGTCATACGAGCCCACGACAACACCGGCAACAATTTATCGGCAAACACGTGAAACCGCACCTGAAAATCCTTAATATAGCGGCCACGACTCTCATCATCCATCATAAACAAACCAGGCGGAAACCGCCACGCATTATCCCCCAACACCCGCTTAGCCACCGACTCCGCCGCACCCGAATAGTGCGCATAATCCCGGTCCGCACGCCACTCCGAACCCACCAAACCGGGACGATAATTCACAGGCCACATCAACATACGCCACAACAGGCGAATATCATCCTCACACGTGACAGTCACCCGCGAAGACCGCCAAGGACCAACACCATGCACTTTACGCACAGGCCCAGAAAAAATCTGGCCACCACCATAATCAACAACCAGCCGTGCACCAGGCTTCGTCAACCCGTCAAGCCGAGAATGATCACCCGACACCACCAACTCCAGCGTCGACAAACCATTCCACTTCAACGACAACTTCAACGACTCAAAAAAATTGATAGGCGCCACACGATGATAATCTGGCGTAAACAATGTTACATGCGGAACAAGACCAGCCACAATCTATTCACCAAGCCCTCAAAAACCTGTACTGCACCGACACAACAATGGCACCCAAACCAACCATCTCAATATTCACACTCTTAGAACCGCCAGGCGAAATCGGCGCAAACTCCCACTCCTTCAAACGATCCATCACATCCTCAAACCCGTTCAACAACGCAGACTGCTGGCGAGGATCCGTATCAATAGTAATCCAATCAAACTCCTCAACAGGATAGTCCGAAGACACACGCAAACCATCAATCTGCACAGACCACGAATCCAACGGACCCTCAACACGAATCACAGGCCACGCAGGCACATCACCCTTATTCGACAGGTTATCCCAACCCGAACCAACACCAGGCGTCAACACCACCGGAAAAGCGGTACCCTTCTTATTAACAGGGCCGCCACCCAACCAATCCTGAAACTTCGCATTACTGAAACGAAACTTTTGCTCATCCCCATACCAAAACGGGTCATAGGCTGTCAAATGAAGCACATAACGCGCATAGCCACGATTAACCGGATCAACCGTAAACGTGTCATCAACCGAATCAAACCGACACCTTAACACACGCTCAACACCGGAAGGAGTCTTCACAGACAACTCCCCCACCTCGCCAGGAGGAAAAGCAGACCACAACTCGTCATAGGCTTTCAAAAAACCGTCACGAAAACCGCCATCCGGATCCGGGTCAACACCCGACACCAGCACCGGCAGCGTCACCTCGCGAGGCTTCACATTAAACCCGCGCCACTCAGACCCGTGCACCCCAACATGAGTTTGAGAAAAATGCTCCGCCTCAGGAACACCCAAGCCGCGCAACGAATCATTCAACAACATGACAGGAGACGCACCCGTGTAATCCGTCAAATGAAGCACACGCTCCGGATCATTACCAACCAACGGCAACATAGACCATGTAACAGTTAAACCGGCACGATCAGACGGGTCAGGAATAAACATACATACCCCTTTACTCACATGTAAGCCAACGCGTTCAACGCGTCACGCTGTTGCCGCTCAATCCGCTTCGCAAACTCGTTAGGATCACCATACGTCGGGCCGTTAACATTCACCACAACACTCTTATCATTCATACGCTGGTACCTGCCATACGGGGTAAACGAGCCCACAGACGATCGCACACCAAACCGGGCATCAACCGCATCAGGCAAACTTCCAGCCACACCAGACATAGCATCCAACGCCAAACCAGCATTCCCGGTGATCCCCTCAGCCAAACCGGCAACAACCTGGCGGCCAACCTGGTCACGAAACACCCTAGACGGGGAATGAATACCCAACACGGACTTCGCCGCGTTAGCCACCTGGGAACCCATGTTACGCACAGTATCCAGCAGGCCACTCATAGCATTCCGGATACCATTACCCAAACCAGACACCACATCACGGCCAGCAGACACCAACAAGGACCCCATATTACCAAGCGCACGCCGAATATTACCAGGCAAATTCCGGAAAAAACCCAGCACACCATGCACACCGCTAAACACAGCCGAGCCCATAGCGTGCATAGCACTAGAAGCCGCATTCCTGGCCCCATTAAACCCGCGCACAGCACCGCTCCGAACCCGAGACGCCATCGAACTAAAAAACCCGCCAACGGCAGACGCCACCGAAGAAACAACACTCCGGATAGCATTCATCGCAGAAGAAACAGCGCCACGGGCCGCGTTAAACCCGGACCTCACATGGGAGGCAACCGAAGAACCCAGACGGGCAAAAAACCCGACAACCGCGTTAACGCCGCCAGAAATTACCGACTTGAAACCGTTAATAAACGCAGACGTGAAAGCCCTAATATGATTCCAGCCAGCCTGAATAACCGAACCCATACGCGCCAAACCCGACACAAAATGGCCCACAACCCATGAGATGACACGGGTGACAGTCCCAATAATCCGGGCTGCAGCAGACACAATAGCGCCAAGAATACGTGCAACAAACCCGATCACAGCTGTCACAATCGGCATCACAACCGGAATAATGCGGGCCACCACCTGTAGCACGACGCCAACAACCTGCATCACCACACGCATAATCGACATGATGACTGGTATCAGCGACCGTATCAAACCAATAATCGGCGGCAGAACAGACATGACAGCACCCAAAATCTGTTGAATCACAGGCATCAAAACAGGCACCAACTGCATGATTACATCAACAACCTGCCGTATCACAGCAACAACAGCCTGCAACACTGGCATCAACGCCGGCAACAACATTGCAGCAACCTGCGTCACCGCACCAATAATCTGCGTGATCACAGGAACCAGCCGGGCGACAAGCATACTAATCAAAGGCACAATCTGGGCAACCAAACCGGCAACCATACCAATAATCTGGCCGAACACAGGCGCCAACTGTGCCACAACACCGGCCACTAAACCAAACAGGGGCTGAATAGCGGCCATAATCTGGCCCAACGCCTGGCCAACAACACCCACAAGCTGTATCACCGCGGCACGGAACTGGGCGTTCGTAGCAAACATTGCCGCAAACAAGCCGATCACAATACCAACAGGGCCACCCAAAGCGCGAAATACCCCACCAAGCCCGCCAGCGGCACCCTTCAAAGCACCAAACGATGGTAGCAAATTCTTCAATGCAACCGCCAACGGAGCAAACCCGGCAACAAGCTTCCCCACACCCGCAGCAACAATACCAAACACGGCGGTGCCGCCAGCAAACATGGCACCCAAATTCACCTTCGGGACAGGCAAATGCAGCCTCGCAAAAATGCTCTTCAACTGCTCAACCTTGGCGCGCATCTGTGCATTCATTCTCGTAATCATAGCGGGCATACGATTAATCCACGCTAAAATAGACGGCATCACACGCTGAATCCCCTGATCCACCGACGCAAACAGAGGCTTCACAGAATCCGTGACAGACTTGATAACCGGATTCAACGCCACAAAAATCTGCCGCAGGCCGTTAAGAAACGGGGCCATAGCCGTAGCACCCAGATAACCCAGGGCGCCCTTAACATTCTTCATAGCGCCCTCAAACGTCTTGCCAGACGCCTGCGCAGCACCACCCATGCCAAGCTTCATCGCAGCCGCAAACGTGGCAAAATCAATCTGCCCCTTAGACACCATCTGCGACACCTCAGCAGACGTTTTACCCGTCTGCTTCGCCAACAAGGACAGCACAGGAACACCAGCCATAGTAAGCTGCAACATGTCATCGCCCTGCAACTTACCGCGAGCCATCACCGACGTGAAAATAGCGCCCGTATCCTGAAACGACTTGCCAGAAATATAAGACACATCAGCGACAGTCTTCAACACATCCGTCATCTGCCCGCCAGACTTCACACCAGAAGCAGACAACGCCGCAGCCGTCGAAGCCGCATCACCCAACGCATACGAAGTACCCGTAACAGCCTCAATAGCCGAATTCATAATCGAAGAAGTGTCAGAAGACGTATGACCCAAACCAGTCAACTTAGCCTGCGCCTCATCAATAGCCATAGCGCGAGCTATACCGCCACCAATAGTCACATCATAAATCGACCTGAGACCCTTCTTAGCAACATTGATGGCACCCATCATTGCGGCGCCACCCAAAGCCAACTTCATCCCGGAAGCAAACAAACCACCAGAACGCTGACCCTCCGCAGGCATCACACCCGACAACTGTTTACCAACATCAGACTTCAAACCGGGCATCTTCGTATACAAAGACACATATGCGGAAGCAATCTCACCAGACATACACTATTCACCCCAACACATCAATCTCGCGAGACACCCCGCCACTAGCACGAACACGCGCCAAAATATCGTCCACCTGCCCAGACGTAAACCGGGCCCTACGCTCATCCGTAGGCCTCGCCACAGGCTCCGGCTGCCCCTCACTATTAGCCGACCTGTAATGATCCAACACATCCAACACCGCCCACTCACACCACTCAAACGGGCGCTGCCAACCATTCAGGTGGGCCGCCAACTGGCTAGACGTATCGGTACACAACACGCCAGCCAGCCGGACAGCCTCACCCCAACACATCACCGGGCCACCAACATCATAAACCGAGCAACCGAACCGGGTCCTCCAATCATATTCGATGGCCCCACGATAATCATCAATCAGGCCGTGGAGCCAAACTATTCCCCCAGTGAAGCCCCTTTACCGTCAGGCTTCCACTCCATCCACTCACGGAAAATCTCGGCAACACGAACCATCGGAAGCCCCTCCAAAGCCTCCACAGCATCCGCTGGGGCGGCAGACTCCAACATAGAAAACATCACCTCAACCTGGGCGAAATCAGCCGACTCCCCCGACTGGGCAATCTTGGCAGCACGACGAAAAACACGGGCAGGAACAGCCTGCGCCGTTTCTTCAGCATCAGCCAACACCCAGCTACGATCACCAATCTTTAGCGTGAAACCTGTGTCACTCATCTATCAACAATCCCTTATAATGTGTATTAGTTATCGGACGGCGGATTCGGATCCGGCTGAGGCTTCGGAGGAACCGGAGGAGTATCAGCTTTTAAAGCCGTCATCCACCCCCGACCAGACACCGCATCACCCTTCTTATTAATCTGGGCAGGATACGCCTTCAACGTCACACCATACCCGTAAACCTCGCCATTCTTACCCTTGATCTCGTCACGATCAACAAGCTCAGCCTCAGGGAAATAGTAGCGGATAACCTGATCACCATCAACAATATCCATCAACAGGGCATGAACACCCGTCGTGGCACCAGGAGAAATATTGAACGAACCCGAATCGGCTCCGGCAGTAACCTTCGACTGCCAAAACAGTTCAATAACCTCCTTCTTAGACTCGATCAGCTGGAAAGAAATCTCAATAGACGACTCGGTGGCAACAGTGCGAACAACATCCGCATTCTGCCAAGCCTTCAAATCATCAGTTTTACGCTCAGGCTTAATCTTAAACCCGTCATCCGACAAATAACCCAATGCGGTAAGACCGTCAGGAATCTTCCCAACACCATCAATAGTATCACCGGCGTGCGCGTCACCAATATAGACGTCACCGGTAACAGCCGAGCGAACATTAGACGCTTTACGTGTAGCAGCCATCACAACCCCCAAAAACAATCAAACAAAAACAAAATATAGAAAACAAATACGTTTACTCGGATTCGACAGGACGGCACACCAGCTCAAACAGCGAATACACATCGAAACGTGCACCATCAACCAACAAATCAGGACCCGTAGAACGCCGACAAAACACCACCGGATCACCATCCACACCATCAGCCAGCACAGCCTCAACCCGGCGAGCCAACGACATAGCACGATCCGGTATATCCGAAAACACATTCACGCGCAAAAAAACACGCTCACGAACATGCAACTGTGGGCCACCATCCAACGCAAGCCAAATCAGGTCACCCTCAAATTGATCCGGCACAGTACCCGTACACGGTATATCGGACAGCCAGCCATCATCCTTGAGCACGCGTTTAGCCCACACACGAGGATCACCGTAAACGATCACGACGCAGCCCCAATCGACCTAGCCAACGCGCCATGCTTCGCCTCAATCCTTTTACCCCCCTTATAGGTGGTGCCAATCCTGGCCACAGCCTCAACACGGTGAACCTGCACCTCAGACGACAACCCGGCACGATACTGGACCCTATCGTAAGCATTACCGCCCACATTCGCCGCGGCGGCACGCCGCACACGCTCGCCACGCTCCGCCAACATGCCCTGCACCCCAGAAGACTTCAACACCTCGCGGATACCCGGCAAGTTCAGCTTCACATTCACATCCTGAGCCACAATCTATCAGCCCTTCTTGCGCTTCACATTGATCTGCGTGCCCGCATCCCAGCCAGACATTGGGTGATGCCACATAATAGGCGACCCGTCAGCCTCCCACACAACACCCCGGATACGCCACCTGCAACGATAATCAGCACCCACAACAGGCTGCTTGAACAGCATCGACCAATGCTCATAATCCGAGTCACGGCCGGCAGCCTCATCCTCCTGCGAAACGGAAGCATAGATTGCCACGTTATGGTACACGGTTTCTACAGGATGCCCCCAATCCTCAACCTTGTCGCCAAGATCATCGACACGAACAGTCGGCTGAAGCATCACAACCGTTTCACCGTACGGAAAACCGGTCATATCATATCTCCCATAAAGGGCCATCACAGCCGTTAATATTCGACCCGCACGAACAGCCCCCACCCCACACAGTAGAACACACCTCAGAATGATTCACACTACTATTCATGGTCGGTGTGATAGTAAACGCTTTACCAGCCCCACCATCACCCTCACACAACTTCTTCAACGCGGCAATCTCAGAAGGCCACAACAAGTTCGTGGGCGTATTAGACCGTGTAGTCTGGGCGAACGGACCCGCAGACTCGTACTGCACCTGACCAGAAACGCCAGTATCATTCCAACGCAGCAAAGCACGACGAAGGATCGCCTTAGCCGCATCCTTGTATCTGAAATCCGGTTTAGCGATACAGGGGGCGACACTGACAGCCACAGCCTCCACATCAGCAATCATCGCCTCAAGCTTCTCTTTAGGAATATCGGCGAAAGGCTCAATATCCTCAGGCCTCAAAATGATACCCATCAACACCACCCCCTGCACATTGACACATCACCGCTACAATAAATCAGTTCTCGGCCGGAGGATTAGGCTTCGGGGCAGCCTTCTCCTTCACAACAGCAAACGAATCAAGCGACTCGATAGCCACATACAGCACAGCCTCGGCGCGAACCATAACCTCATTATGGCCCTTCAAATCGCGGCCAGTCTGATCCGGATCGCCATACTCGATCAGCTCGATCGGGAAGTTACGCTGGAAACCCCAATGGACACGAGAGAAATCGCCAACAATAGCCTTAACACCGGAGGCAGGCGACATCTCCGGAGCACCCGAAACAGTCGAAGAAGAACCAACATTCAAGCCACGCCAATTATCCATGCCGGCAAACCCTGCGGCAGGATACATCGGCTGACCGGCAAGCGGAGACCCCTTCGGATACACCTCGGTAGACAGCGCAAACGAAAAAGCAGGATCCAAGGCGACACCGTTAGGAACCTGCAAACCAGCCCCAGCAATCAGGCCGACAGCCTTGATAAGATCCGCTGTGGCAGAATCCGTGGCATCAACCGTCTTCGACGTCTTATCAAGCGACACCTTGACAGCATCCGCAGGCTTACCCGTAGCCGGATCAACACCATGGAAAGCAATAAGATCAACAGCGCGACCAATCGAAGCACCCAGAGCAGGCGAAATCAGATCCTGAAGCACACCCAGACGGTAATCAGCGTCAGCCCACATAAACTCGTCGCTCACGCGCTGCTGAGTCACAACCTTGATAGGCTGCGCAGTAAACGCTGAAACATCAACACTAGCGGAAGGCTTAACCTCGCCCTCGCCAACAATCTTAGCGCGCGGAACACCGCTAAACACGGCACCCTTAACAGGCCCGAAAATAGTCGGCTGCTCCGGCGACAGCTTAGCAAGCACACCAGAATCGATGGCACGGTCACGCACCGCACCAATCATAGAACCAGGAAGCTCAAGCTTACCTGCAGAAAGAAAATCGTCAGCCATCACAAATCATCTCCTAGAATTATTGACAAGAGCATCCACAAACGCGACACCCTCACGTCGTTTAACATCATCCACGGGGGCACTCCCCGCAAGACGGCGCACACCCGCACCGCCACTATGGTCGATCAAACCCTTCAAAGCCTTAGCAGACTCCACCAGTGCTTCACGATCGTCGCCGTGCAAGAAAGCGACAGCATCACCCGAAAGGCCACACTCGGCAGCCACATCACGCTTCACACCCTCAAGAACAAACCCATTGATCCGGTCTTCGAGTTCCTCATTCTTGCGGCGAAGCTCATCAATCACAGACCCCGCATCACCATCCGAAACGCGAAGCTTCTCTAACTCGGCGAAATTACTTTTAGCACGAGACTCCCATTTACGGGCCTCAGCCTTCCAATCCGTGCCAGACGGCCCAGAAGCCTCACCCTTCACGGAAACATCACCGACATGATCATCGCCGGCAGCCTGCCCATCCTTCACAACATCAACAATGTCTCCACCCTTTCCGGGCTCAACAGCATCATTGTCGACATTCTGTTCTTCAACATTCTGATCGGCCATAGCCTAACCTTACACTCCTTGCGGAAAACAACACTAACTTGTTGACCCCCGTGCGGGAGACAACCACGTGCACCGATAACCGGCGGCGCACAACCGGAAACCACATCAAATTATCGCATATCGCCAACAGTACGCATAGCCTGCAAAATATTGCCAGGCGACTGCTGCAACCCGTGATCATCAACCCACTCACGAGCCTTCTCATAAACCCGTTGATATGCGGTGTCCGCAGAGCTGGGCTCCCAACGCCCAACAACCTCGACCACCGTACAACCACAATGATCATGATACTTCGAACCAAGCGGACGCTTACCACCACGCTTATGACGCCGAGTATGACCAGTAGTAAGTGCCCTTTCCTTAGTCGTATAATCCGACCTCGTAGCCAACATGGCACAAAAAGCACACGGATCACCATCAGTCACCCGACGCCACGATCTACCCTGCGCACCAGCAGACCACTCAACCGTGTCACGGCCAGCATTCATCACAGCCCGGTTAACACCCGCCGCCATCGCATCAATAGTATCCTTCACCCTATCCGGGTCACTATTCATAATCTTCATAGTCGAAAACGACCTAGCCAAAGCCGCAGCAGCATCAAACTCGTCATACACGATCAAACCAGGATCAACACCGTTCAGCCTCCGAAAATCCGACACGAACCTGGCAGCCAACGATGCCGAACCATCATGGCCGGCACGCTCCAACTCCACACACAAACGCACATACTGCGTGTCACTCATCTTACCGGCACGCCACAAACGGCCAAGCTCAGAATAATAGCCCGCATACTTCCCAGCAAAACGAATCGCCTGCCGCTGATACTCAGTCGCAGCCAGCCTCGACATAGCACCCGAAGCCATTCATCAAACCTCGTTCGTCTGCCGAGCAATAGCCCCAGCCAGCGCAGCCAACGGATCAGACGACTCGGCGCGATGCCGCATCACAGCCTCAACCTGCACATCATCAAGCCCCAACATCTCCAACACCGTCCGAGAATCCGTCGGAAGAATACCGGCGCCAACAAGCTTCGTCACAGCATCCGCTGTAGCAGCCCGAGTCGGCGTCGAAGCATCACGCCAACGCAAACCAACATCACTAAAAAAGTCTGCTTCGTTCACACTCGAGTCCAACGCCCTAGCAGCCAGGAAACCAACCGACAGCCAGCCCTGACCAAACGACGTTTGACGCCGCTCAGCACGCTTCACAAGCCGAGACTCCTCAGCCGCCAACGCCTCACCGCTAGGCGGATTCGACGTGATAAACCCGAAATAGCGCTCCGGAACCGCAGCCTCACCAGCCGTCAACTGCGCCAACAGCCGCATCTGATCCGAATACGGTGTAGGACTATTGACAGGAAACGACCCAACATTCGGGGTATCACCGTCATCATCTTTATCCACAGCCCACACAGAAGCCATCGACAGGACCCAGCCAGGCTGCGAAAACTCGTCAGCCGACACACCAGTCACCCAACGCTGAGGATACGCATAAAAATCACGATTCACAGACTGCCCCAACAGTGTGCGAACAGCCTCATCAGTGTAAGCCCTAATAGACCTCGTAATCTCCGAACGGCCATCAATCCTAGAAGTACGGCGACGATTCACGATAGGCACCAACGGAACCGCACCAAGACTATTCACGATACGGCCCGTCTCAACCCACTCACGAGACCCACGCCGCTCCACCTGAACAATCACATCAGGCAGCAACAACTCCGCCTCAACAACCTCAGGATCACACGTCTTCTGCACCACCAAACCCGCATCCAGACGAGACCCGTCAGCCGAAAACTTGCCTGTGCAATTCTTTGGTGACTGCGGACGAACCAACACCGACCCATCATCCTGGGGAATAACAGCCACAAACGACAAACCAAAAATCAGCGCATCCAAATGCACATCACACGACGCCGTAGCAAGCCGATTCGCAGCATACACACCATCCAGGCCGTAGCCGTCACCATTAGTCCAGCCAAGCCAATCCAGACGCTCCTCCAAAGCATCCACCGCAATCCCAGGCCACGACACCACAGTCTGCACACGCTGCAACTCGGGAGGAATAGCAACCCCCAAATCACGCACCCGGCTAGAGCCCTCATAGTAGCCCTCAATGCGACAATGCCACGAAGACAACCTCTTAATACGATCGTACATGCCCTCAATCAAAGCCAACTCGTCCACGTTCATACCACAGACACCCTCTTCCTACCACTACGCTCACGCCGCCGAACCTTCGCCATCTTCACACCAAGATACGCCAGCGACACAGCCTCCAAAGGAACCTCACTGCCGTCTTTAAACGTCGAGCCCCAGCCCCAAGCAGACCCCTTACGCTTCTGCACAGCCGACCTCACAGCAATATCCAACATGTCACGACGAGAATCAGCACGAGGATGAGACACAACACCCGAACGCACACCCTCCAAAAACGCCTGACACGCCTCCACATACACCCCAGTATCCGCAACCACCACGCCACGGCCCGGCACGCCACGATCCGTCAACGCCTTCTGCAACAACACAGCCCCCGAACCGGCAACCATGATCCGCTCCGTGTCACCCCAACGCAACGCCAACCAGTCCGCAAGCTGCCCCACACCGTCCACAATCGTCCCAGAAAGCCCATCAATCACCTCGACATGGACACCAGCGTCCGTCTTGCCGGCACCCGCCAAAGCAACCCGATTACCAGAGCGAGAAAACGAGACACCAAACACTTTCCCGCCAGAAAGCTGCACCTCATCCACGGCGGATTGCGCCCACTTGTCAGCCGGTATCACAGACGTAGCAGACTGGCCACGATCCCACCAGCCAAGACGCTCCCGAGCAAAACCGGCAGCAGACATAGACTCATGCTCATCAGACACCGTACCGAAATTCAGGCGACGCCCCAGCGCCGGATTAGTGTCACCAGCAAGCTTCCGCCACGACCTCGATAGATCATCAGGAACAGTCTCATCCGGAATCGAAAACTCCGTCCAGGCGATACGTTTACCGCCACCAAGGGCTTGCCCACGAAGACGAAGCACCACAGAACCATCCGCAAGCGGCCCCGGCGGGGTGCCAAGGAAAATCTGCTGAGGATCACCCGAAGGAGCAGCACTTACTGTAGGAAGCAACGCCTCCAACTGCTCATCGCTCAACTCCTGCGCCTCATCACACACCAAATCATCAACAGTAAACCCGCGAGCAGACCCCCGGCTACGAGCCACAAACTCCACCGAACCCCAACCAGGACAGCCACACTTCTTCTCAAACGTTGCACAATCCGGATGATGCAACACAATAGCCTCCTGACCATTCGTCGCACGAATCGACTTCACCATACGATACAAGTCAGGAAACTGCCGCTCATTCTCAAAAAACGAACGCAACCGCATAAACGCCTTACGAGCCGACTTCAACTCGTGAGCAGTATGCAAAATACGGCGACCCTGAATAGTCGCCTTAAACAACTCCACAACCTCCAAAATAGCATTCTTGCCATTCTGCCGCGGAACAAACACCCCACACACACCAGAAGCAAGCCTGCCATTGCCACCGACTGCAAGCCAATCATCCAACACCTGCTGCTGCCACGGATCAGGCGTCAACCCGTAAGCCCGCCCAAGCTCGCCAGCATCACCGCCAGCAGTCACCGAATACGCCGCAGCCACACGATGACGAGGAACCTGAGAACCAACCACAGAAGACACCTAATCAGGCCCCCTTACGCTTCCGATACCTGTCAATCATCGCCACAGCAGAACCCCCACCACGGCCACCAGACGCCACATCAACCGAATATCGATCCAACATCCCCATAAAAGCCTTCACATGAGCACGCAAAGAAGCCACAAGGTCAGCACGCCCCTCACGCCACACCACATCATGAATCACCGCGGCATCCAACAGAAACAGCCACTCCTCATCAGACACAAACCCGGCACGCGGATCCTCACCCCACACACCCCACCAACGACGCGTCTCCCCACACCAATCGCGAGACTCTGGAAGCTCAGGCTGCACCACACTCACCACCAACACAGAAAGTCGACAAATAGACTAATCCACAAAAGGGAGGTATTTCACT